AATAACATATTTATTAATCTTTGTATTTTTTATAGGACTACCGTCAGCGGCTATAATTACATCCCCATTAGCATCTAATACATATTCAGAACAATAGAACCACCACACCTCATTATATCCAGAATTACCACCTACAAAAAATTGATAGGATTGCTCGGTGTTCATATCTTCAAACACATATTGCTTAACAGTACAAGGTAGGGTTTCTACTGTACCAGAATACATATAAAACTTATCTAGTCCCATCCAGTAAGTTACACCGTTAACAGTATACGCAGAGTTTGGAGACATGATAGAAATATTATCCATCAACAAGTTAAACCCAAACACATAAGGGGGACCTTGATATCGCATGGAATATAGAGCAGAGTCTGTAAAAATTAATGTTTCTTGTCGAGTGTCAACCGCTTGTATGATTTGAGAACCATGTGTTAATTTATATTCACCCGTTTGATTGGTAATATCAGGTTTCCATTGAAAAATATTTTGTTGGTCAGACCATCGCACTAACATGTTACTAACAGACCCGTCACCATACTCATTAGTGCCAAACAAAACTAACATACGTTGCGCTGTAACTAAAAGATAATTAGCAAAACTAGGGATCGTTGGATAAATACCATGTGTTATTTCATAAGGGGGAGTAACATAAAGATTCTCATTTATTACCGCAGCCAATAATGTGGTGGCTCTAGGAAAAATTGTATTATATCCATACTCTAAACTATCCCAATAGTAGATATCCCCACCACGAGGATTAAACAAAAGAGTTCGACCATAGTGATCAGCAGACCATAAGCGCAATTGCTGACCTATACCACCTGTCTCAGAAGATGCTCCCCAACCACTTATTCCCCATGCGCCTGCGCCCCAACCTGTACCAGAAACATAAACATCTAGCCCATTAACAAGTTGAAAAAATGCTATAGTTCCTGATCCACCATTAGCGCCTGTTGAAAGCGCATTGGTAGCAAGATTGATGGTAAAATGATCTAGATCAATAATTGTAGTTATTACAAAATCACGAACAGAAGTAGCGATATCTTCATTTAAAAGTATAGCATTTGCACCTGAGACGCCTCCAAAACTTACGTAATCCCCAACAATGGCACCATGAGCTACAATATTAACTGTAACAAGGGTTGATGTTGTACTGGTAGTAAAATTATTTGTAGTTGGGGATAGTGCAGGGACTGATGTAGAACTAAAAATCTGTCTGATTGGAGTTATATCATTAAATTTTCCACCTTCTTCAGCATAGAATTTTTCACTCGTACCAACTGATAACCAGTTTGAGTTATCGTTATCTATCCAGTTATGTAGATTACGTGCTGTACCGATATAAGTATTAGCCGAATAGCGAGTCCACCCACCTATTTTTTCAGGGTTACCAGAACGAAAACGTACCTTGTCACAATGATACCAACCGCCTTCATTTCCATAGTTTGTCGATTCCTTATTAATCCCTGGCACCAATTGCATTTTCTTTAATGTCATAACCTATCCTATCATTGTATTAGCAACAGCTTCTGCTTTTGCTGAACGGTTCAACCATCCTTTTCCATAAGTTGGGAACCCACGACATTCTTTATAAAAGGAATCTTTAATTTGTGTAAACTTTTTTATCAGTTCTTTTTGTGGGGCGTGTTTGATCGCGTATGCAGTTTTAGTGCCGATGTTTCCATCAGTAGTTACGCCAAGGGCTTCTTGTAGTGTTTTGATCGCCCTGCCAGGGCCTGCATTGATAGCAAAGTCTAACATAAGAAAGTCTAAACCTATAGGTAAATCATCGCCATGTACAACATCCCAATACTTTTTACGGTAGAGTCTTTCAACACCTTCACGTCTAAGATTACGCATGTCTTCTTTACTAACAGGATGACCTACCCATTCTTCCCAAACAGCTTGAGTAACACCTAAGTTAGTAGACCCTTCCCTACCATCAGAAAGACTGTTACCTGAATCTTTACTATCATCTTGATAACCACCCTCAGACTCAAAGATATGTTTCAAAGCGGTTGAGAAGTTAGTTTCCATTTAAGAATTGACCGCTTTCAACACTGTAAATCGTATAGATACAGCTTCTGCTATCGCTGCCGCTGTTAGGTTTCTTAAAGTAATGATACAAGAACCATTTGCTATAGCATCCATACCCAAACAATATGCCCCGATTGTTCCTCCAACAATATTTAATATAATGTTGTCTGTAGAAGCAATTGTAGAATTACTAAAAGAAAATGATACCGCTGTACTTGCAGCTAGAGACGCTGCTGATGTTGTTATAGTTCCACAAATTTTATGTAATGTAACTGCTGTTGCCTTACTAGTAACTTGCGTAATCGTGCCACCTGTACCTGCTCCATAATACCCAAGTGCGCCATTTGTACGAATACCTACCGAATCTAGTGTCGCTATAGTTGTATTGGCCACTAGAGATACAGCCGCACCGGTACCACCTATAACACTAAAATAACCATCCGCATTAAAATAATAGCTCCCGGCAGCTGCCCCCGTACTAAGTCTTAATATATTGGCACTTAGTGTTTGGAAATTAGCCGCTGCAACCCCCCCGAAATCTATATTAAACGTATTTGCTTGGGCTTTTTCAGCAGTTCTAGCACTATCGACACGGACACCATAAGTAGAGGCACCATTCCAGCCCATTAATGTAGGGTAAGTTGCAATCCACGCAGTAGTTGGATTTGTATTGCTAACTACAGTTCCATTTGGAGCAGTGGCATTAGAAGCATCAAAAATAACGTAACCATCACCAAAGTTTTTCCAACCTAACATGTTGGCAACAGTGCCTGTTCTCCCTAATGTTGCATAGTTTGTTTGATTGCCTGTAAGGTTTGTGGCTGTTCCAGCACTGTCAGTGTAGTAAGGGGTTATCTGTTCAAAGGAAACGCCATTAAAATATAATAAAGCTGTTTTACTATTAGGTATAGATATCCCTGTACTAACACTTGTTTTAAACAGAATAGCTTGTCCACCTGTAGTGCTATTTTTAACTATATATATTTTAGGTACAGCAGGGGCGATCACGTTTCTTGTAGCTGTTAGCGTACCCGTTAAATTTATAACCGCACTTCTAGCTTGATCTGGAGACCAAGTATATGCTGTCAATGTTGTATCTGTGATATCCGATACAGGGACAATTGTATATCCACAAATTGCTTGCTCTAATAATGTGCCAAGATTTACATTGGTTGCATTTCCCCAAGTACCCGCTTGGTCTCCAGAACCAATAAGTTCTAATCGTAGTGATGTTGAAGGTGTGCTTGCCATTATTATTCCTTAGTTATAGGGTTTTAACCCAAAGCGTAGCTATCTCAATCGCGCAGTTTAATAAGACTGTACTAAGCTCCTCAAAAATATTTCTTAAATCGGCATAAACAGTTGCTCTTTTTTCTGAACCTGTCAGTTTGGTATCCCCATTAATAGACGATACAAGATGACGCGCATCATCCCAAAGCTTACCACCTAAAATCAACTTAGCCGCGTTACTAATCACTATCGCTTTTATATTCATACGTTTCCACCTTACAATTTAATATTATTTGACCACCATCAAAGGTGGAATTTACCCAACCGATCTGTTCTATAGAAGCGGGATATAGGCTACACTTTTTTACTGAGCAACTTGTCAGGAGTAACCATGCCGACAGCACCAGACAAAGCCAGGCCCAATGCAATAATTGATTCCGCTTGCTCACCTTTAAATGCGACTAAACCAAAACTGGTCAATACCCATATTGCTGCTCTCCAAGTAGAAGCTTCATGTAAACGTGCTAATGCAAATTCTTTCATAGTTGTACCTTATTTTATTGTTTGTTATCTATGGTTTGCCAAGTAGGTGTTTGTATGTCATTGACACTAGACCAATTGGGTGTTTGAGTAGTCCCTATGGCATTCCAACTAGTTGTTTGTACATTATTGACAGGATGCCAACCGCGTAATACATATTCTAATGTCGCATTGTTACCTATATATGTATAAGCACCTGTGTTTCCATACAAACTTCTATTTAGTTTAAAACTGGCTGTATAACCTGTGTAGTTATAATTACCAGCTGCTCCGGATAGTGTATAAGCTGTTCCAGCTATTCCTGACGTATAAGTTAGAGTTGCTGTTTTTCCACTATAACTATAACTACCAGCAGATAAACTTAATTTTCTATTATATGTAAAGCTTGAAGCTACACCAGTATAACTATAATTACCGGTAGATAAAGGTAGTTTCCTATTAAATGTAAAGCTTGATGCGACACCAGTATAACTATAATTACCGGTAGAGGCGGTTAAAGAATAGGGTACTGGAGGTGTCGCTACACCTGTAAACGGTACACTCGCAAAACCCGATTCAGCAAACATTAGATAGTGACACTACTGTTATAAGCAGTTCTTGCCGCAGTTAATCCTGCTTCAGGCGTTGCTGCATTATATTGCGACATATAAGATTGCAACGCACCGTTAATCACAAACACTAAGTAGTCGTCATTAGTATTGATAAGACTAGGTGACGATACATAACCTAACGCTGTGGCTACTAAGTTCGCATCAACCGTCAAACCAATTTGTTCAGCTCTACTAATATACGTTTGGCTTAAAGTGATTAACTCTTGTTCTTGCTCGGTAGTTAATAAACCAGCTAATACCCAAGCGTGTAGCATTGCTTTGTTTTGAGTAATAGATAGATCCAAAGAAGGAGGTGTTAAATTTCCTTGCAACAAGTCTAGCAAAGTAAGTGCTATTGATCTTAATGTACTAGCAGGGTTTGCCGCTTGGTCATTAATAGCCGCTCGCATACCTGTCTCAGCGCACCATATCGCGAACTTGTTAACCATAATACTTCCTGGAGTTTGAATATCTGCTTGATTAAGTCTATTCGCGATTGCTCTGTAATCGTTTGTAGCAACAAATGGAGCAAGTTCAGCTGCTAATGTTCCATTTTGTATTTCTTCTAATAATGCCATTTATTTTCCTTATTATGTTATGCGAAACCGACTTCGACTAAAGATACTTTAGCCACCCATCTTATGCTAGTTGATGCAACTCCAGTCACACTTATAATAAATGAACCGGCACTTAACCCAAACGTCATTGGATTTGTAACCCAAGCTATACCAGAACTTGTAATATCAGTTCCAATTAATTGTCCGTTTGTGGTTGTACCGGTTGGAACAAAATCAATACCTACATCAAAAGCACCGGTTTTTTTAATTATAAACCTACGGCTAAAAAACCCATTTTCAACTCCAGCAGACGTTCTTGCTACCATATCAACTGTTACCGCATAAGTGGTCGATGCTGGTATATAGCAACTCCCAATTAAAGTTAGTGTTGCGTCTGTTGTAGTTCCTTTTATGGGTATAAAAGAAATCTGTGCATCCCCATTTGTAGAAAAACGAGATGTTCCAAGTGTTAATTGATTAGTGGTATTGGTGACACTTTGAGTTCCAAATGCTAAAGAAGATCCTCCTGCGGAAAGATTTTGACTACCAAACGAGATAGAATAGTTTCCAATAGTTGAACAAAAAAACCCTCCAGCAGTTGAGTCTATACCACTAGATGTATTGTTATGTCCCCCTAAAATAATTGATCCACTTCCACTTGCAACTTGAGTATTAACAGCCCTACTTGTCTGCAAATCAATAGCATTAGCACCTCTAGCATTACCACCAGCAATCGTTCCATCCGGTACTTGAGCAGTTATTGCCCCTGTTCCTTTAGGACTTAGTGCAATACCGATATTAGCTGCGCCTGTACCTGCAGATTCAGCGTTGACAATTGCGTATAATATATCAGAGTAACGAGTACCGGTAATGCCAGCGACAGGAGAAGCAACTGTTCCGACCAATTGAGATGTTACTAGATAAGTACCGATAGCACCCGTGCCACCTGTGCCAGTAACAGTAGTAGATGCAACAGTTTGAGAAACACCAACAACCCAAGAAGTCCCTGAACCTGATACGATGATCGTATTAGCAGAAATACCTGTGCCTGTAATTATCTGACCAATGGCAATAGTACCGTTAGTTACTGCGCTAGTTGTTAAAGCAGTACCCGCACCGCCGGGTGTTCCAGAAACTGTGGAAATATAACCTGTGAAACTCGCATTACCAATAAGACCAGTAATTGAACCTGAAGCGCCTGCGCTTAATGTTTCGCCCGATGTGATAACACCTGAAGCAACTGCTGTTACGTTAAGTATTGTGCCTGTTGTTCCTGATACACCATTAGAGATATAACCGGTAAACGAGGTTGTTGTAGGTCTGCTAAAACCAATAGACGCACGTTCAAAGTTACTCGCATCCGTATAGGTATTGTAGGCTCTGAAGGTTTGAGAGTTTGTTCCGTTACGTTGAGCGAGGGTATTGGTTGCGTCACGGTAAATCTTTAAATCTGGTGTAGAAAGTCCAGAACTCCCCCAAGAGTAAGAACCTAAAGAAGTTAAAATAGCATCAGGGCTAGTTAGTGCCATTACAGATGAAGAGCCATTACTTCTTAAAAATAATGAACTTGCAGCCGATACAAACAACGATCCTCCAGAATCATTAACATTACTTGTACCAAAAGCAAAACTAACATTAGTAGGAATTGTTGCTTGACCAGTTTTGCTGATAGCAAATACAGAACTGCCCCCAACTTGCAAGTCCATCAACTTAGCTGTAGAACCACTTGCCGTATTGGTTACATTAAGTTTAATCGCAGTAGGACTTGCCGTAGTTCCCCACGTTTGAGCAAGATCAAGTAGAGTGCCTGCTAGAGCACCAGAGGCTGCAAGTGTGATATCCGTTATAGCCGCTTTGCTTGTTGCAGTTTGTACACCGACCCCTAAATTACCCACCGCATCTAAAGATACTGCGCGCTCAGCAGGATAAGTACAAATAACCGTTGCACCTGAAGCGACTGTGATTAGAGTTGTGCCACCTGCGCTTGAGTACAGTACGGTGTCACGACTCAGTGTTGTACCTGATGCCGTATAAGTACCGATCCCAACTTCTGAGTCTGTTCCACTTTTGATGCGATAATAGGTCGTGTTAGCGTTACCTATAGTCGCAAAAGTTTGAAAGCCAGACACTGCGCCTGTTAGCGTCAGCGTGCCTGTACCAGTGGTGCTAGTTGTTTCTTGTACTAGATCAGCGATTATTAGAGCCATAGTATTATAGGCCTACAGTATAGACACCATTTACAGTATCAAGTGTAACTGTAAAAGTATCACCGTTTACACCATTTAAAGTAACAGCTGAACCATAGTCCCACCAGCAGATGCACTGAGATTGAGTAGTGTCGTATAAAATAGCGTACTGAAAAGCAGCCATGTTACCTGTTACCGCTGTCCAAGTAGGGGAAGGAACAGAAGCTATTAATTTGTACACACCACCAGTTTGCACATGAGATACAATAGTGACAGCTGCACCGCCAGTTGTATAACCATTACCAGCCACTATTTCACCTACTGGCGTTGTGTCTGTAGTCGCTGTTGGTGCGGTATTTGATAAGACTAACTTGTATGTATCTGTACCACAATTTCCAGCTTCTAGCATTACGGCTATTGCTTTTTGATACTTGTTATATGTAGCCATTTGTATATCCTATTATAATGCTTTGAGTGGTATTTTAACTTGACCGTCTCGGTAACTGTCACCACGTTCCAGGCCTTCGCAAAGACGTTTAAGTTGACCTAGTGCTTCCTGAAACTTCTGCTCGTAGTAACCAACCATATCCTGTTCGCCTTTCATATAAATGATAGCTTCACGTAATGCCCCATATAGTAGCACAGGATCGTAGTTGTCACTTAACCATGTAGTACCTGAAACTGCTGTTGTAATTGACTCAGGGTAGTAATAGTAATGTAACTCAATGCTATAGTTTGCACTGGGCGTAGGCGCTAAGATTAAAGACAACTCAGTTAGGTTAGTAGACTGTGGGCCAAAGATTGCATAGTAACGTGGTAGCCCTGTGAGTGTAGGATTAGGGTACGCCTCACGCATGTAACTAACATCTTTGTCTAACAGATAACTATACTCACCTGTGGTGTTAATAACCGCAACAGAATACACAGATAGAAAATCATCAGGGCAAGACAGATACTTATTAGACGTAGTCGTAACGCCTGTCACATTCTTACGAAGGACTGGTATCTGTACAGAGTTATATACGCGCTGTTCACATTGTTTGATGAATAGCGGAATATTTGTTACAAACGAAGGCTCGTCCGTTTCCGAAAAATCTTGAATTGCCTGTACAAGAGATGTGTAATTCATCGCTTATAATGGCCCACGAGCCGTTTTGCCCTTAGTGGCACAACCATTACCACGAGTTACCACACCAGAAGTCTTAGTCCCAGTTTGCGGATAACCTGAATAATTAGGCACAGGTACAGATTTAGGGTTTGAGCAGTCGATTGCTTCTTTAGTGTTACTTTGTTTAGCCATTATTTTGTCCTCATGTATTATTCAATTATAAAACTGCCACCATTCTCTTGTACTAGATACCCAGCAACTAAGCCCATTTGACTGATCGCTGGATTTTCCCATAACAAAGAAGGACTAATATGTACGCCAGCTTCAGGGCTGTCCGGTCTAGGTTCTCTTACCGCTTGTGGATCGACAACTGGATACTGACCTAATCTTAATTGTGGATGACTAGGCTCCCAGCATCTTGCACAAACTTTAATATTTGTTACGTTATCTTTAAGTACGATCTTCCTAAGCTTACTCAGCCTGAACCATTCCGAACAACGATCGCACGCCGCGTTCGTGTACTTACCAGATGAGTATTTAATTGTCACTAGCGGAAGATTCTAGGAGTAGCGTGGTAGGAGGCCTTTTCTCTATCCTCTTGCGAAGCAATATCGAAAGCTTCGTCATACATAGCTTTAAGAGCCATACTACGGTTGGGGTCAACGCCTGGTAGCTTAATAGATAAGTGGAACGCTAAACCTGCTATTAAAGCAGGTAAGAATCTAAACGGTATATCTTGCGTATTAACCGCATTACCAGCATCTTGGATACGTCTTAAGCGCCAGTAGACAAACGTGTAAGTATTAGAACCATCAGGAATAGGCCATACGTTAATCTGTGGTATTTGGGCTTGTCTGTTTATCCACACTTGCACAGGACGACCCTGAACATTTTTAGCAGGTATAGTAGAGTAAGTAGAACTAGATATACGAGATAAGTTGATATCGATTTGAGAAGTTCCAGTACCAGTACGTACCACTTGGTCAAGTAAGTCGATTGTGTCGGGTGGTAAATCATACGTGCCAGTACCAGTAATTAAAGGGATAGAACCTTGTTCTATAGTCCACAAATTTATGCCTTTTGAGGCCCACTCTATGGTTAGTAGGTTAAGAGAACGTCTAGCAGTTTTGAAATCATAGCCGCTGCGAGCTTCTTGCCCACATCGCTCAAAACATTCTTCAATGATTTCATCGAGTTGCATGTTAAATGTAGCAGTGTTAGTCGTTGTCATTTCTTAGCCTGTTTAAACTTAGTGGCTGGAGGGAAGCTTTTAGCAACCCCTCCTTTTCTGTACAAGTCTACACTATTCGGGTTGTCCTTACGAACAATCTTCTTTGGAATTTTTGATGGGTTGATATCGCCCATTCCTCTGCATGCTTTCATGGTGCAGACTCCCAATAGCCTGATTCAACGTAAGCTAGTGACATGGTTAATTA